TCCGTCCCGCAGCACCCAGTCTGTGATCGGGTGGTCTTTGCATCCCAGATCACATCCCATGTCCCGGGCAATGATTCTGTCCCTGAACTGCCGCCACTCTCTCGATTGGTAGAAGTCCTGGTTCAGCCATCGGTCAAACCCAAAGGTGTCTCTCCCTACTTCCCCGTGTAGCTGTAAATACTCCAGCCTCTCCTCGTAGGTCGGCAGGGTGCAAAGTTCCGTGTAGCTTTTCATCCAAACAGCCTCGTACATTCGCAAAGAAACAAAACCAGCCCTAGGATACCGCAACCCATCAGTGCGCTTGCACTCACCGGATTGTCCGGCCTATTTCCAAGCCATGCCGCTACCAGAAAAATCATTAAATAAAGAAGGATATTGGGTATCAATATCAACTCATATTCCATCATACTCGTCGTCCTCGCCTAGACCATTGTATTTCTTCATAGCAGCAATGGCCTTCTCGTACAGTTCCTCGGAGTGCTTTGCATTCTGGAGTGTCTCAGTCTTTGCCCTCAGCAGTTTGTTTTCCTCTTCCAGCTTTGTTTTCTCCAACTCGTTCTTGGAGGTCGCCAGCTTCAGAAAATGGGTCGTCTCAGCGCTGGATGCCGTACCTTCCAGCAGTCGTCTCTCAACCAGCTTCATCGCCAGGTTGATCATATAGTTTTCTTGTGCTTCCGGGGTTCTTGCAGGCCGCGAAGTTGCAGCCGACATTTCGCCCGGAGCAGACTTCTTAGGTTTCATTGCAATAACCTCGTTTCACATTCTTATTTTGCTTTTGCAAGGGTTCATGGGAGTCGCAGTAGTACCAGTTAAGCCTGTCTCATTTGAAAGGAGAAGAAAAAGCAGATCATGCCCAATGGAGGTTGAACATCGTGAAAGCCCTGAACCCAAATATATAGGAGGATACTACTCCCATGAGCCCTTGCAAAAACCGCCGAAGCCCCGGTCTACACCCCAGAACCTCGGCGATTATGTCCCGTTTCGACTTGACTGCACATACAAATGCACTTATACTTATCTCGGAGGTTGACCTGTAACTCATTTGAATCGTTCATTCTACTAAGAAAGGTGGTGATATAGAATGGACGATACAATTCGGATTGATAAAGTCACTTACGATGACTTTACCAAGGTCAAATTTGCTCCTGTATCTCGTGAAGAGATCTTGGAGAATATTACGAAGACTCTCCTGTGGATTGCAGATAAGTGCAAAAAGCTGGAGTTAGATCGAACCGTATAAAATGTAAAAACGTCAGTACCTACACACCACGTGGATACTGGCGTTTTTTCTTCTTAAAGCCCAAATATCAATTTTCCCTCCGGGGAAATATCAAAGACCGGCGCGATTTGAGAGGGGGTGTCAATTTTGGGACCCCCTCCCTATGGTTTACGCGGTTTGGCCGAGCGTGTCCTCGTCGGGCACGGTGATCTTGAGCTTCTTGTAAATGTTTATCGGGTCAGCAGCAACGATCTTGTCGATTGCCTTCTCAATTTCATAGGCATTTTCGTTGTCCGTGAACTGAGATGAGGTCTCGGCGATCCTCATAAGCAAACCGGAAGAGTTGTAGCCGTGCTCGACATCATACTGATACCACTTCTCGAACTCGTCGTACGGACTGTACGGGTTGTCAAAGGTGGTGAGAAAGCATCGAACCATTATTCAAAGCCTCTTTCTTAATTGATTGTTATTTGTTGAGCGCACTGTAAACCGTGGACTCCGGAACACCGCAGGCCTTGGCGATTTCAGCATAAGAATAACCGCTTCTCAGCATTGCGTTTGCTTTGGACATCTTTGCAGAAGTCATAACAGCAACATTTTTCGGCATTGCACGTTTTACAATTTCATCGGAATCAGACGAATTAAGGAATTTCGTCAACATATTGTCGGAAATTGCGCCAGCCTGAACAGCTTCCCATTCCCTGTCCGTGAAGGTAATCTTGGACTTGCGTCCGCTTGCGCCAACAGAATCGCGAGCACGCTGCATCTCAACAGAAGAGATCTTCTTGATTTCTTTCTTGTCAATCGTAGGATCCAAGCCCTGTTCCTGAATCTTCGCCTTAATATTGGCGTTCGCAATCAGCATCGCTTTGCGCTCCTTAGGCTTGTTAGCGACCATGTTGTTATACTTCTCTTTCAGGGAGGCAACCTCAGGCGCATAGGTCTTGGCCGCTTCAGGGTTACGCTGGATGCCCTTCATGTTGACCGCCTCTTTGCGCGCCTGGTTGGCCATGGCCTTCAGCTTGTTGGAGAAGTCCGCGTACAGGTTCTCTTGGATGGTGCCAGAAGACAGCGTGCGCGCATCCTTCGTTTCGGAGATCAGACTGACTGTATCCTCAGCCTTACGTTCCTTACCCGTCTTGGGGTCGGTGAAGGTACGTCCACTTTCTTTGTAGATGTATTCGCCTGTTTCCTTATCGACTCGAACACTGCCGCGACGCTCGGGCACACGAACCGTCTGCTTACGGCGAGACAGGAGCGTGGATGCGCCACCATAATGTGTAGCACCTTCCTCGTCCACACGAATCTGCCACTTCTGCTTCAGCTCGGGGATACCGTTTTCGCGCTCAGAGCGCTTATAGTCCAGCTTATGCTTTTCTGCATCGATAACAACCATGGAGTGCTTAACGGCACGTGCAAGCTCGTCCTCATCAGCACCTCGCAATGTCATATCAGTGATGAGGTTGGAGATCACGCCCATTTCGCGCTGCTTCTCCTCTTTCTTCATCAGCCTGACATTGTTCGGATTGCCTTCAGGAACTGCATAAGCGGTCTTGGGATCGAATCCTTCCAATGCTTTCAGCGCACGAGTAGACTTAATGTTGACTTTGTCAGTAACAGGGATTGCCATAACCGTGTCGCCATCGAAGTCCGCACCAGACAGGCGCTCTGCAACCTTTGCATTGATGCCGATTGCATCCTGAATTGCACCGAGATTCCGCTTACCGCTGACATTCTTGTTGTTGACAGTCACAATGGGAATCTCAAAGGTACCTGCATGAGGATAACGGATCAGTGCAAGCCGAGTGCCGTTCTCATAGGTGGGGCAATACGCCTCTGTCTCCTTGATCTTATTGATCGGCAGGATAACCTTCGTGGACTGCCCCGGGAAAGCAGATGCCTTCAGGGTCATGGACGTTCCCTCAACCGTATCAGCAAAATCGTTGAGCAACTTCTTTTTAACCGTAGGATTATCGTACCGCATGATTTCATCATATTGGGCTTTGTAATCCGCGACAGTAAGGTTAAGCTGGTTCTCGATCAGCTTCTTGGGCTGCTTGGAAAGGAACTGAGAAGAGACGTTCCGGGACATCGTATCCCAGTCGCCCTCTTCTTTCAGCTTGTTGATTGGCGAGAGGTGCTCTTTGCCATCTTCGCCGATATACATGCTCTGTCCGTTGGCCTTGATAGCTGCGCCAAACGGGTTATCAGGATCCGCTTTTGCTTCCTTGAGGACCTTCATTTTAGGCGTGCCAGAAGGCTTATTGGTGTTGAACATAACGTCCACACCATCCGGCAGATCATCAGAATAGACTGCCATGCCCTTCAGATAATGGTCACCGTCAACGAGGATACGAACCTGCGCATAATGGCTCTTGCCGAGGTCAAGGTCGGGCACACCACGGCGAATCTCCATAACACCGTCTTTGTCCAGACCGCCTTCATCGCCATAACGAATTGCGACTCGACTGGAATCCAGACTAGAGGGGCGCTGAAGCTTCGTGAAGGTCTCGCCGCCATCATCAGAGTGGTAATCGCCCAGAGAATCGATCTGATCCTGATGCTGATAAGCATACTTCTGGTCGAACTCCGGCTTTGCGAGAACCGTGATGTTCGTCTGCTGACGGACATTGGTCGGCTGTCTGATACCAACGCCATAGCGCTGGTAGCCATATTCTGCTTCCAGAATATAAGCAGCCTCGTCCAGCTTACTTTCCGACACTCCGAGGACCTGATTTGCACCCTCAGAAATATCAATCATGCCCTTCTTATCGACCTCTTCTTTCAGAGTCGCGGCAATCTTCTCAGCCTGGCTGGCTTTTTCGCCAATCGCATTGTTATACTTGGACCTCACACTGGACTCGCTCATGCCGAGCTTGTCGCCAATTTCCTTCCAACCAAGACCGTCATCCTTCAGCGCACGAATCTGATCGTACTCCAATGCCTTACGGTCATGGCCTGCTTTCTGACGTGCAGTGCGGAACTCGGTCAAGCCCATCTTATACTCGTCAGGGAGAGAGTCGTTGATGGTCTCCAGGATTTCCTTCTCCGAGAGGCCCTTCTTTTTAAGCTCCTCTACACGAGACAGGAAATCGCCGGAATGCTGATACGGATTATCGCCGGAGCCCCAAGGATAGCGACCAGAATGCCGCTTGGTACCATAGTGCTCCAGGATATTGCTTTCGGAAGTGATGCCAAAATAAGAACGGAGGTCTTTTTCAATCGGATTCATGCTGCCACTCCTAACAAAATATCAGTGATGATCGGGTCGAACTCTTTGATTTTAGCGATGACGGGGCTGATTTCCTCTTCAGTGGGGTTCTCGACCCAAACTTCATCGTTCTGGTAGATACGGAGCTCCATCCGAATATCTTTCGGGTGGTATCCGTACTCCAGACAGAACAGAGCGGCATAAATATAGAGCTGCTCCATATGTGCAGGAACAGCTCCGGTTTTTAAGTCGTGGATGCGAAGGAACCCATCGTTGAACGAAATGGCATCCGCAGTTCCATAGCAGTTGTCGCTGTAATACAGCACCTGCTCGGTATCCATGCGGAAACCAATGGCATCGTTCACGTAGGTATTAAGGGTTTTCTTGTTCTTCGGCAGTTTTTGCTTCAGATCAATGCACTCTGCTGCAAATGCGTGCAGTCGTGTTCCCCGTTCCTTCGCCTGGTAATTAAGAACTGCATTGGTCAATCTATCTGCGTCATAGTTCAACCAATGGTAGTTACTTGCTCCGAGGAGGGCATGTTTCCCCGTGAGCCTCGAATGATCTCGCCAGTTCATTAAGAACTTCCTCCTTGTTTTCGGGATAGATAAAGGCCGCAAAACTCATCTCGTCCATCTGGTGAACGTAATAGTCCTGATTTGGACGATGAGATGCACTCGCTGACTTCTTGCCCTCCAATGCGCCCCATGTTGTGCCGTAGAGAACCAAGAGATCAGGGATTCCCTGAATCTCGTTTGGGTCAAGATGGACAACCATGCAGCCGGGAAAGCGTTCTTTCAGCTCCCTTATCAATCCTGTCTTGAATTTGTTTTCGAGCATGATACAACCTCCAAAATAAGAGGAATAGTGCATCCTGAGACGCATTCTATTCCCCCCATAAAAGGGGATGTTTTTCTCGCGTGAGTTTTTAGGAAAAAATGTGAATTTTTAGGAATTTTCAGAGCAAAAGAAAAAGCCCCTGCGTTTTTCACGCAGAGGCATAAAATGCAAATATCAATATAACCATTCCGACTCAGGCTCAAGATTATCATCTGGATAACTGGCTTCTTCTGTCGGCGATGAGAGGATATCAATATCTTGATTTTCAATCTCATTACCGCATTGATTGCATTTCCAGATGTCGCCGCAATGTGCAAGCATCTTGTGGCACTCCCAGCACCAATGCTCACCGGTATCCTGATCATAACCTGGAGTGTGAATCACTCGATACTCAAATGAGCCATCCGGGTGTTTCAGCCATAATACTGGAAGACCAAGTTCTAGTGTGGTATAAGTCCAAACCTCATCGCCATTCGGAAGAACATCTCGCCCTTCAAAAGAGCGGTCGTGTTCGCGCCATTTTCTTGCCAGCTCATCCATGTAGCTCATGGTTTTCACCTCGTAGAATCAGAAGCGTTACGTTCGTACACTATGGTTCTATGATACGCCCTTGGGCGTGCATTTACAAGTAAAAACTCGCTGTGGCCAAAAACCCATTTTTTATTCTCTATTACTATATATATTTTTTTCATTTTTTAAGTAAGTTAAAGAAAAAAGTGGGTTTTTGGCCAAACAGCATATTTTTAACGTATTTACGTTAAATTTTGTGGCCATTTTTAGAAAATTTTTTGGCCACAAAGTGGGTTTTTGGCCACAAAAATGGCACTTTTTTGACGTTTTCTCGAAAATTCCCCAAAATTGTGAAAAATAAAATGGGCAGAAATCGTTCATTTAATAACGCCAAGTGTTTCCAAAATTGCGCCTATCATTAAAATTCCCAGTCCACCAAGCATTATTCCTAATGACACCTTGATAATTGCAAAGGCACTTTTCAGATCTTCCTTTCGTTTCCGCTCCTCAAACTCCATTTTCTTGAGTTCAAGTTCCTTCGCATCCTTGGACTCTTGGATCCGTGCTTCATCCACAAACCGATGCGTCTCCTGATAGTCATCGAGCCGAACCTTAGTTCCACAAAACTCGCAGAACATGAAATCTCGGTTGTCATCTCTCACCGTAAGATCCGCACCACAGCCAGGGCATTTTACCGTCCGTGCCATAAAAGCACCTCCTATTCGTCATGTATTAAGGATATCATGTGCTCTGCCCACAGTCAAGTAAATCAGGGCGGCCGAACCCATAATATATTATTTTTAATCAACTTCATAAAATTTTAACCTTTCATATCATTGTTTGTTCACGATTTGGTATGGTATACTTACGCCAGTAAAGGCCGGTAGCAGTAATCCGATGCACTTGGCCGCCATTAGAACTGTTACATAGGAGGATATTATGGGTTCTAGTTTAGCAAGAGTTATAAATCCAACCAGTTTAAGGGATGCCATTGAGGTTTTCTTCAAAACAAACCACAAAACTGGGGCAAAAGTTGCAAAAGCAGTTTTTTCTAACGGTGTGATGAAAACGAAAATCATTACTAAAGAAGGAACACAAATTTTCACTACGTATGTTCTTCCCCAAGGGGTGTTTACTGCTAAATCAATTTTGGCTAGAGACTTAGCCAAGAACGGCGTCAAGGGCATTGATATAGCTTCGCTCTTGCAAGTTTCCACATCCACAGTATCTCGTTGGTTAAATAAATAAGAGACGCAGATTTCTCCACGCCTCCGTTGTCGGGTTAGTCTTTACACTCCATTTCGGCAACTATTTCCTTAGTTTTCTCCGGATCAATTCTGCCCAAGCCAGCAAGCATAGCATGTGCTCCTTCCCAGTATGCTCCGCGCATTGCAAATGCAATTCCTGCAATGCCTACCACACCGCCAACAATCATATGCCCTTTGCTGGCCTACAGCAGTCCGATCAGTCTTTTAGTTTCGTCTTTCATAGTTCATACCTCCAAAATATAATTTCGAGACCAATCATCTCATAAAGCACCAAGAAATTTTCGTGTCACCAAACCATAAAAATCAGACCTCACACTCGCTCAAGCAACGAATGTGAGGCCTTTTTATTTACCGCTTACTTCTTGCCGTCCCACATATACCCCGTATGCTCATACAGCAGCTTCGGGGAAATGTAGTAGCTGATCCTCCCATACTTTGAGTCCATCTGCTTGATATCCGTGATCCTGACACCATTCCGCGTCGCCTCACCGATCGGCAACCAACCAGCGATGATGCCTGCACGAACCCACGAAGAATCACGCCCGTACACTTTCGCTGCCACCCTAACAGGTACAGAACCACATGCAAATTTAACTTCATCCATAATGTTCAACCTCCAAATTGATTTATGAGTGAATAAAAATAAGAGCCGCAGATTTCTCCACGGCTCAATGCCTTTATTTTTGTTTTGCCTTCTCGTAGTCTTCGTTTATTTGACGATTGATTGCCTTTCTGCACTGTTCATATTGTTCATCGCCAAGTTGCTTATTGAACAAGTAGCCGAGATACTCAACTTCGCAGTCAGCGCCGTGGTACATACCGAGTTTATAAATGCCCCAGATAGCCACAGCTACGCCTACAATAGTTCCGATTCCTCCACCCGTTGCACCAGCAACATAGCGATAATAGTTATACCATTCTTTTTGCATAATAGTTCAACCTCCAAAAATATAATTTTGAGACTACTCATCTCATAAAGCATCAAGAAATTTTCGCGTTACAAAGATTTAGTCCTCAATCTCAAACATCACATTCTCCGGTGAGATGATCGTATCGCACTTCTTACCTTTGAACCGAAACCTAACAAACTGGTTCGTCAAACCGGAAATTTTCTCAACCAGCCCGTATTCACCACTAAAATTAGCCACGATCTTAGCCCATACTCTCCCCTGCTTGGCCAGTTCGTTAAATTCACCCGCGGTCATTACCCACATTCACCTCCGTCATCAAACTTCTCCCCGCCGCATACAAGAATTTCTTCAGCGACAGCACCTTAATATCGTACGTACTCTTCAAATTCTCCAGCTCAGCATTAACCCCACCAGAGCGATATTCCGCCATATCCAATGCATACCGCATCCGGCGATCCGCAACACCAGGGCTGCAATTGAACTTATCTGCCAGTGATGCCTCGATATCCCTCATGGACATAAATCGGTGCGAGTTCAAGTCATCGACGACCATCTCCACCGCTTCGCCCATCAGCTCTCCGCCGAAGGTCAGCATGGGAACCTTCAATTTAGCGAGAAAATCATACGTTCTTTGCTGCATTTCTTATCACCGCATCCTTTCCCACTTAGGTTTTCATAATAGCATTTGCTGCATGAACCAGATATGTGGTACCGTCAATCGTGATTTGCAGCTGATCGCCTTCGTAGTCAGTCCAGTTGTCCACTTTGCCTTGAACAATAGTTCCATCGGGCAACTTAATCTGTGCCCAGGAATAGGTAAATGTCGTATCAAACACCCTATAGTTTCCGCAACTGCATAGCCCGAGGCAGCCAGCGAGCATCATCATACATGCAACGACGCAAATAATACGATTTTTCATAGTTAATCGCCTCAACCAAATATCATGTAAATCAAAAGCAAGAACCATCCTATATATCTGATGATTCTCTGTTTTTCTTCGCCGATGTTCTCAGCAAAAGACATTCCAATTGCGATAGCTTGCAAAATAATGCTTGCGAGCAGCACAATTCGCATCACTTCACCATACTTCCTTTCCGTGTCTGGTCATCCGCAGGCCAGTACGTGTAAATATCATCGAACACCACTGGGATCTTCTTCTGGAGTTCCATCAGCAGTGGGCACATGAGCTCCCGCATCTGAGGATGGGCCGCCACAGGAGTACGCAGCTTGAAGATGTTGCGCCACTCACGGTAGTTGGCCGTCACCACGATTTCGGTCTTCAGACACAGCGGCAGCACGCAACGGGCCTGTTCGGGACGCATACCGTTAGCGATCATAAGCTTGTAGTCCTTTTCGGCATAAGTCATGGCTTCAAGGAACGAACTCTTGATCGTAACCTCGCTATCGTTCAGTTCACAATACTGCTCGTCACGAATATAAGAAGGCCAGATAAACGTCAGCTCCCCGCCAAACTTCTCCTTCGAGTAGTTGCAGTACCGGGTGCTCTCCTGTGCAAAAGAAGCAATGCGATGCCGCACCAGCTCATTCGCCACGCCGCGGTCACAGGTGAACAGCACGGACAGCTGCGAATGCTCCAGCATAGCCTCATGCCCCTGCTTCACCAGAAAGCCCACCAGTTTCTTTGCCGACTCACCATCCGGCGTGATCTTGTCCTCGCTCTTGTAACAGACCCGGGCCACCCGCTCGATCTGCTGGAGCTCCTTAATGCCTCCCTCAGAAATATCAGTGAGGATTTCGTACTTAGGTTCAACGATTTTCATATGTTAGCAATCCTTTCTCTTTCGGGATCTCGCAAAATAGAATCCCAGTCTTTAATAAGCTGCTTCAGATCTGAATCATCAATTACACCCTGCATGTTGTGCTCATTATATGTCATTAAGACTGCACCTGTTTTAGCTGGACCGAGTCCACAATTAGAACAGGAAATCTCATATTGGAGTTTCATAGTCGTACCGCAGGTCATCGCGCCTGTATTTTTCAAATATGCTTTACAATAGCACATAGGGCAACATCTCATAAAAGATCCTCCTGTATCAATCTGCAAGTCCAGTCCCCGCAGATATCACCCGAAGCATGCTTCTTTGCAAACACCATGCCCTTCTTGATGGCCTCCTGCTTGTCGGTCGCCCTGACTTCAAAGGCCTGATGCCCGCCACCATTGTCCGTGCACTCAAACCAAAACGTGTGCATCTTCATATAAAATCCTCCAAAATCGAGTTAAGCAGAATCTCCAGCACCCGGTTTATGCCCGCCACCACTCGATATAGCCACGGTTCTTTCGGTTTCACCCGGGCAGGGTTATCAGACTTTCTCAGCGCACCATAAAGCCACCTGTCGAACTGCCCAAGTGAAATATTATTCTCCATGCACCATTCACGAGCATCTGAATAGCAAATGTCGCCGTTCATGCAAAGCTCGACCACATCACGCAATGTAGCGTTCGGCTTGATCAGGATATCTTTTTGAAGCTCGTAATCCTCAAAATACAAGTCCTCGCGTGACCCGTCGGCCCTGTGAATAACTTGCGCAAAGGCTTTGCCATCCGCATAAAGGGTCGTAACATCCTCATCAATGTCGATTCGAGGACAGTCGTACCTCCATATGGCCTCAACAACTTCTTCATAGTCAATCATATCGTACCTCACAGCAGAATCCGGAACAAAATGAACCAGATCACCTTCAGCGTGAACGTAATAATGATCAGCCATGCACAAATAACCAGCGTTGCCGCCAGAATATGACCCAGCATATGGCCGATCTTCTCCCAAGTATTATTAGTCACCGATATCCACCCTTTCAAATCCTGTAAAAACACCGACACCAATATTTCCATTATCACAGATGTGAACAGCTTTGTGGTACATCAATTCTTTTGCTTTATTAAATGCTTCCTCTTCATTATGATAGCGATTACCCACTTCAAACTCTCGCTCACAGAAATTGCAGAAATATGTAGGGCAGTAGAAAGTTGTCATACCGCACACCTCCTCGCAGCATCCACCCGGCTCTCCGCAGCGTTCAGCTCGAAGATAGCAGCCGTAATAAACTCCGGGTCGCAGTTCTCAAAGTGGTTCCGGGCCACCTCAAGATCCCGCATGGCATCTTTCAGCGTGTTGACTGTCGAAACCATCGGCTCTGTCCAGAATATCTTTTTGACGAAATCAACGATTTTGCGCAGCATTTCTACACCTCCACATCTTCATAACCTGACGAGCCGTGAGCCAGCCCTTAACATCATCATGGCCAAGCAGCTGCGCACCCATCACCTCGATAAGCCCCTGCTCAAAGCCATAGGAACCCCAACCCCAAACGCCATCCCAGATACGATTTCCAGCAGCATCATATGCAATGATTTGCTCACCGCAATCAAGCCGTCCGCCCGGAAGATACTCCGGACAGTCCGGCCTGTCCATCTCTGGCCAACGACGTCCATAAGTATGCGGAACCTTAGCGTGCTTCAGCAGAATATCAAGCTTCTGCATCTCGGTCATGTGATTCCAAACCCGGAGTTTCCAGGTTTTCTTAGACATGTTTCTCATTTCTGCATTTCCTTTCGTCAGCCTCCATGGTCTTTGCAATTTTATGCTGAATATAAAGCACGCAGCCAGCCTGACTATCACACCCGAATGAAGCCAATAGTCCAGCAATAGCATTCAAAGAGTTCAGATCCTCTTCAGCAAATATCATTTAGCGTTCACCGTTCCTCCTGGTACTCTACAATTTTGGTTACTTCGCTCTGAACCCGGCGTAAGAAATCACACGCACCGAAGCAACCGCATTCCGCCAATGCTTCGGCGATATCGCCCAAAATATTCATATCGGTTCTTGTGAGATTAACTTGAGGAATAACCTCAATGTTCTCCTCTGTGATAAATGGGGTATAGTCTCCACAATGGCAACATTTGATGTTCATACGTTGCATACAAGCATCTCCTTCAACGATAAAAATAAAGAGCCGCAGATTTCTCCACGGCTCCATAATGAAGTCAGTCCAATACCCTCATATCATCGAGAATATCACTCAGTCTTTCCCCATTTTTCTTTCTCTTATCGATTTCCAGCCATTCTTCGTTCGTCAGTTCTCGACGCAATTTCCAGTAATGTCCCAAACTTCTGTCGTAGCAGTACAAATCCTTCAGATTCTGCTCCTTGGCCAGTGCCGCGTGCTTCGACAGCATTTTTGCTCCTGCTGCAATTCCGCCCACAACAACCGGACCATAAGTAATAATCTGCTCTTTGTGCTCATAACACCAAGTCTGTGCTTTTACCTTTTTGTCCTGGAACCACTCCCGAATTTGAGCTTTCTTTCGTGCTCTTTCGAGTTCTTCCATAGTGTAAACCTTTGCCATAAATATTTCTCCTTTATAGTCAGTATTTGGATTTCTCCATAAAGGAGTCTGTTATTTTCGCGTCTTCTCCTCAAACTTCAGAGGCTTCACCGTCCCCTCCCGCGCACACTCCGTCAGGCACTCGTTGCAGGGTTCATCCGTCTCCAGCACCTTGAAGCTCTTGCACTTCGGGCAGTAGGTCGCATAGTCCACTTCGCGCATCCAGTCACTCATTTGTTCCTACCTCCGTAAAGCTAGTAATTTTCATGCAATGGCTGCACCGTCCAAGAACGGAATCACTAATCGGTGACGACTTTTCCATAGCGGCCTCCCATTGTTTTTTGGTGGTAATAAATTGAGCACCGCACGTGTTACAACGGATGCATATAGCCGGTTCGCGAATATCGTCCTCGCATTCAATACTTTCTGACTTTGTATCCAGCGTAGGTAACTTCCACCTATCATCCAGCTCCGGGTGCGTCTCCCGCTGGTTCAGTGCCCAGAGCAGGTTCCAACAGGCAGCTCGCAGGTGGTCCTCGTCGTCCATTCCGACCATGTACTTTGCAAGGTGCCGAGAAGCGCTGTCCAGCAGCGAATGTAGCGGAATACCCTTGTCTACGTTGTGCTCACCGTACTTCAAGGCACCTTTCTCACAGTGCTTACTGACCTCCATGATGCCGTACCAAGGCAGAAGGTCCATCCGCCCCTTCCCTGCGTGCATATCACGCTTTGCACCTGTTTCAAATTCGGTGCGATCTCCAGAATCTTTAATCATCAACAAAACCTCCTGATTCTTCCTTGCATAACTTTATTGGGAATATCCAGCCATCGGATTTTGCACCTGTCCTTGTAGTCAGGACGCAGCTTTTTCAGAACTGCCTTCGAAAACTGTTCCTCAATATCTCCAAATAAATCCATAGCACATGCGGAAATTTTCTCACATGCTTCGGCGAGAGCATTAAAAGCTTCAGATATTGTTTCAAAGCCAACAGCCACAGCTCTCAGCAGGTCGCAAATATCATTCTCCATAAAATTTCCTCTCGTTAAACGCTTTCTTTGAGTTCAGGGCTCTCGAAATCGCAAGATCAATACCGCTCCTACTCTTCAGATGGTAGTAGTACAGATCCTTGTACGGTGTATTCAGTCGGTCGATACGCCCCGAGGCCTGCTCCATGATCTTATATGAGTAGTTCTGGCTGTAAAATATAATGGTGTCCGTCTTGATGCAGTTCCAGCCTTCAGCGCCGGCATTGTACTGCACCAGATACACCCACCTGTCACCTTCAGGAAGTGGCTGATGCTTGTGCCCGTTCCATTGTGCAACTTCGGTGTCCTTGCCATAGTCCAGACCCATCAGAATATCAAGCTCATAATCGAAATTATAGAAGATGATGACCCTAGGTCTGCCTTTACAAATATCCAGCACTTTTTCTTGTCGGCTTGCATCAGCGTTCACCAACTTCCGCAGCAGATAGCAGAACTCGCTGGCGGTCTCGATTGGCTTGTTCTCCCAGAGGTTCCACCGGTTCTTGCAGATCGACAGATACTTCACCTTGTCGTACTCCACAAATACATTCTCATGGTGCGATACCGTCGGCCGCTCGAAGTCCATGTCAACCAGAATCCGTTCCCGCAGCCGTACCAAGCGCTGGGTATTCAGATACCGGTCGATCTTCGGATACTTCGTGCAGAATTGGCTGTATACCACGTGCTGATTGTTGAAGTCTGTCCGGTTTCGATAGAACCCATTGGCGATGAACACCGGGATATAATCCGTCCAGCAGTCCCCGGGGGTGGCGCTGAGCAGAATCCACTCGTTATTTTGCGTAATTTTGTAGAAAGATTTCACCCATGCGCCCTTTCCAACGACTCGCTGCTCGTCAAATATAAAGAACGCATTCTTTACGCCAACGTACTTTCCGATATTGTTCCAGGAATCCACCACGACCTTGTGCTCGTAAATATCATGCTCTGGATCTGTAGACATGTAGAAATGGGCCAGTTCTTCGTCCCACTCTCCCGTATCCCGTTTCCGGGCAGTCGTGATGATGTAAAGATCCGGGGGCTCTGTCATACGAACATAATTTTCCGTGTTCACCTCCCCATCGTAAAGTTTGTAATAGAACGCCAAACTCGTTCTTGATTTTCCGCTTCCTACGCCTCCGCATAAGATGCAGCCGATTTTCATACGGTTGATCGCATCCAATTGATAGTCGTAGAGCGTTACACCTGCCATCAGGTCGCTCACCTCATTTCCAACGTCACATAAATGTCACTTTTCTTGCAGTGATTCTCATAGGCCAGAAGCGAGATCGTCGCCTCTTCCTCATCTTCGCCCTCCCCTCTGACGGTATAAGCAAAGAGCTCTTTCCGGTGCCTTCTGAACACCTTCCAGAGCTCTTTTTTCTTAGTAAAGTCCGTGCTTTTTGCAGTAGGACGCATATTGCAAGCCCTCCTTGTCTGCTTCGCGCATGATTTCCGACAGTGTGAGCTTTTTAGGCTTTTCTTCCGTCTTTGACATGTTACGCGGTACGGTGTCTCGACATTTATCGCAGTACAATCTTTTTGACGGAACCTGGTACATCATACCGCCGCATTTTTTGCAAGCCTTATCTACTCTGCGAAGTCCGCCCATAAATATCACGCCTCCTCAAAATGGCAGAAGTCCGTGTAGTAAACCAGGTCGTAATCCAGCGGATGGTTGTTCCAGTCGTAGTTCTGCTCGTAATCAGCAACCTCATCACGCTCGTCGAGTTCGCGGCAAATATCATCGTTGTGCTCATAGAACCATTCCAGCGGAAGGTCGAACTTGTCGCACAGTTCCGGAATATCAAAGGCCCAGCTGCCGTAGTTGGTGTTCTGTGTACCCTCCGAAACCATGTAATCGACGATCTCTTTTACTTTTTCTCTGCTCATAATCCTTACTCCTTCTGTTGTTCAAATATCAGGCTCTCTGGCCCGGTTGCGAGTCATGCGGGAATCGAACCCACCGTACAGCCCATGCTAATGACTCAAATAAAAGAGCCCCAGATTTCTCTAGGGCTCTCATGTGCTTATTCTTCAGGTGTACAATAATCAACGTAGAGATGCGCTTTGCCTTCGCTATCCGTGTAGGTGACGAACTTTCTCGGCTGATGGAACATCTTCTCGTACCTCTCGACGAACTCCGGCAAAAGCTCACCGAAATCATCCTCCGTGAGGCCTACAATCAGGAATGTTCCAACGATAATATCAATGGGGATACCATAAGGGCCGTCGAGCGTCCGGTTGAGTTTCTCCATGCAATCATCATACAGCTTTCCTTCTTCGTTGCAAATCAATGCCACCTCATCGTCCCACGGGTAAATAGCCTGAATCGGGCCTTCCACCTCTTTCTGGAGCGATTCCAGAGAACAGTCAATGTCGATCACTTCAGGGTAATGCTTTGGGCGAACTCTCAGAACTTTCATACTGTCAACCTCCCAAATTGCACATCAAAAATATAAATCGAGCTGTTTCCTTAGAGCCGCCATTTGCGACGTGGGCACTCACCGGCTGGACATTCGACCAGGGACTGACCCGGCACTCGAAAAATATCAATGATCAATAATAGCTGTTGTACTTCCGGTTGGCTTTTGCACGAGCTTCCGTAACATCAGGGGCTACGAAACCAAAGTTGATCACATAGCTCGGGATATTGTACGAACGGGCAACCAGGTTTTCGATTGCACAGCCACGGAACGCCTTCTCCTCATCGTAGATCCCGATAAAGTAGTCTGCATCCGCCATCTTCTTGATGCTCTCACCAAGGTACCAGACTGCCTGATTCGCATCAGCCGGAGGATCATCAGAAATATAAGTCTGGATCACCTCCAGCTCCTCGCCAAACACAGCCTCAGCAATATGGTGCATCTGCTCCATGGTTGCCCGGATCTGTGCTTCAGTGCGGGCTTTCATCGGTGCGCTGATAAACAGTTTTTTCATATGCTTCACCTCAGAACGGAATTTCGGTGTGGTCGCTCGGCTCTGCCATGTCTGCTTCAGGAGCTGCAAACCGGGCATAGCGCTCTGCATACGGATCAGCATCTGCATCCTGCTCAACGTACATCACATCCGCATACAGGCTGTACTCGCCAGGTGTGTTCCGCA